CCTCCACCGCGAACCGCACGACGGTCCCAACACGGAAACGGAGGGCCGCGTAATGGACTGCGAAACTCTTCTCCGCTGCCTCGGCTACTCGATCGACGCGGCTTTTAAATTCGGCCCAGTCGCCATCACGGCGGTCATCGCATGGAGGCTGGCCCGATGAAAAAGCGACTCTGGCTCGTGCAGGGGTTTAATTTTCTCCGCCTAAAAGTCGGGGACACTTTTTTGGCCTTCACCGAATCGGAAGCTCGGGAGCTTTTCCGAATCGAATACGGATGCTCTGCGAGCCGGGTGGAGGTCGTGCGATGAGCGGCTGGAACCCCGCAGCGGTTGAGATGCCAGACGAGGACATCGAGGTCATCATCCACACGGCAGACGACGAAGTGGCGACCGGCTTTTTAGATGCAGGCGTCTGGCGGTTCACGAATGCGGCCCGCGTTTTGGTGCCGGTCTTGAACTGGCAACACCTCCCCGATCCACCCGAGGAGGGCGCCCGATGAGCGACGGCATGGGCATCACCCTGGCGATCGTCACGCTCGCCTCGATCATCTGCGCTTACTGGGCGGGGCAGGACAACATCATCCGCCGTTTAAACGAGATCAACAAGCTCGAACGGGAGCGGAAAGATCGCTGGCGCGAGTGGGACACCGAGAACCTAGAGGATTTCGATGACTAGGTGTGCCGTCTGCCAAGGCGAAGCCGAGCAGGTGGATAACGACCTCGGGCCGGTGTGCTCCGAATGCTTCAAGCACTGCCAGTGGGCAACCCTAGAACTGCTTTGGCAAGCGGCGGCCGTGAGTCCGTCACGAGAATGATTTTGCCTCGCTAGGTCCCAAGGGGACCGCAGGGGCCAAGGGGGGCTGCGCGATCCCAAAAAACGCAGACCAAACAACAAACAAACCAGAGTGATATGAAAATTGTAAAAGGAAAACAACAGCGGCCACAGCGGGTGGTCATTTACGGGGTGGAGTCGGTCGGAAAGACCACATTCGCCAGCAAGTTCCCTTCTCCCTTGTTTTTAGACATCGAGGGCGGGTCGAACCATTTAAATGTCGATCGTGTGGCAGTTTCGACTTGGAAGGAACTCGGGCAGTGCATCACCGAGGCAGCAGCGACGGATTACGAGACGGTGGTCATCGACTCGGCAGACTGGGCGGAGCGGTTGGCGGTTGAAGACCTGCTCGCTACGAACAAGAAGCAATCCGTTGAGGATTTCGGGTTCGGCAAGGGGTGGGTCATGGCGGCGGAAAAGGTCAGCCGGTTTTTGACCGCCTTGGATGCGCTCATCGACGCCGGCAAACATGTGGTTGTCCTGGCGCACTCCAAGGTTCAGCGCACGGAGCCGCCGGACATTCTCGCCGCTTACGACCGCTACGAACTCAAGCTCTCCAAGCAGTCCTCGCCGCTGGTCAAAGAGTGGGCCGATGAGTTGTGGTTCTTCCGGTTCAAAACCAAGGCCGTATCGCAGGAGGGTGGCAAAGCCAAGGGGGTAGGGGGCAAGGAGCGGGTTATCTACACAACCCACTCGGCGGCCTACGACGCGAAGACGCGTTCGGGCCTCGCCGAGGAGTTGCCGATGGAGTGGGAATCCGTGGCGCATGTCTTCGGCAAACCTGCACCCAAAACCTCGGCGATTAAAACAAGCCAAACCGCAGTCGAAGAGATCGAAGATTGGGAGGTTTCTCTGTTTGAAAATGCCGACGCGGTGAATGCCTTCCTGACCGGCAACGGATCCATCCAAGAGGGCGAGACTTGGCGCAATGCCTCGCCGAAGTTGCTGGCACAAATCAAATCCCGCCCGCAGGCGCTCATTGCCAAGGCGACCGCACAGATGGAGGTGGCGGCGTGAAGGGATTAACCACAGAGGACACAGAGGGCACGGAGAAAGTAAGCAATAAAAAGAAAATAAGTAAAACTCCTGAAACCGATGAAAAATCATCAAATGTCATTGGATTTTACTCATGCGCAACCGTTCCAACTAGTTTTGCAAGAAGATTAGAGATTGAGAGAGACAAAGCAATCTCTTTAGCCAACGACATAGAGAGATCCTATTTCAAGATATTTGAGATCTATAAAAAAGACAAATCTGACGCAAAAGCCGAAGTAAAGGAACTTTGGAAACTAATTGAGTCAATGGCTAATGTGATGGGAGGCGGGAAATGATTGCCAAGGAAATCTCCCCTTCAATAACAGACAAGTTGGAGGAATGCGCACTCTTTACGGGTGCGCCGGGGTCCAGTCCGGCGGCGGAGCGTGGCACGCTTCTGGATCGGGCGCTGCGTGAGCTTTTCTTCGATGACCCGACTACCTTCGACACGCTCAATGATGAGGACAAAATGGCCGTGGAGTGGGGCGTTGCCGAACTGCGCACCCTGTCCGGTGGCTACCATGTGGAAACCCGTGAGGAGCATCTCGGCATGGAGGTGCCGGGGCTTTCCAAACCCGGCACAGCGGATGCGGTATGTGTTCGCGCTAAGTGGGTCGCCGACTGCAAAACCGGACAAATTCGCAAATATAGAAATCAGCTTTGTTGCTATGCCCTCGCCTGTATGCACGAGCATTTCTCCGACTCGTGGACGGCTCATGTCGTTTATGTCGATCAGAGAGTTAGGAGGACTTACACCTTCACGAGGGAGCAAGCCGAGGCGACCGTTTCGGCGGTGATCGCCGAGGCCAGCAGCCGGTTGGCGGAGCCGACGCCGAATGAATACTGCGGCTGGTGCGCTCATTCCAACTCGTGCCGCGCGCTGGTGCGCCAATCGAGCGCCGCGCTGGCGTTGGTCAAGTCCGACCTCGCGCTCTCCGACATCCGCGACCAAATCCTCGCGAATCCGGTCGAGCTATCCGCTTTCGCCGCGAACTGGAAGCTGGCCGAGAAGCAGATCGCCGAGCCGGTTCTGGATGCGCTGAAAGAACGCCTCGCCGCTGGCGAGGACATCCCCGGCTGGAAGGTCACGACCGGCGCGGGCCGTCAGTTCGTCGAGGCCGATGCCATCGCACGGGCCTCCGCCAATGTTTCAAAAGAGACGCTCATCCTCGCCCTCGGCGGAAAGATGAGCGCCGACAAATTTCGCCAGTTCTGCCTCGAAGCCGGGGTGGAAGTGGATGAATCCGCGGTGCGAGCAGGGTCACCCATTAACACCCTGCGCCAAATCAAATCCAAAAAATAATATGCCTACCTACAAACAGAGTGAACCGAAACCCGTCTATTTCGTGGAGCCGGGAACCTACAAAGTCGAAATCGTCAACGCCATGGAGAAGCTATCCAAGGCCGGAAACCCGATGATCAAACTCATCTGCCGAGTCGAGATCGGCGAGGGTGCCAAGGGGCCGGAAGTCCATGAGCACTTGACCTTCACCGAAAAAGCGGGGTGGAAGATTGACCAAGTGCGCGAAGCCTGTGGGTTCGCCGTGATTCCAGGGGAGGACATCGATGTGCAGCCCGAGGATTTCATCGGCAAGACGGCCACGGTCGTTCTTGGCGAGGAAGAGGGCGCCGACTCCGGCCATCGCTTCAACACCCTTGAGCGCTGGATGTCACCCAAATCCTCGGCCCCCGCGCCGAAGGCCAAACCCGCCAAAGAGACGGACGACATCCCGTTTTGATTATGATTCCGAACCAAATAGTCATTGATTTGGAGTTCCAAAACCTTATCCGACCGCTGTCGGATAAGGAGCGGGCGGAGCTTCGAGATAGCTTATCAAGTTGTGGGCTATTGATGCCCCTCGTTATCTGGAAGCACGAAGGCAAAAATATTCTGGTTGATGGCCATAACCGCCTCTCTTTGTGGAAAGAGTTCAATGGGTTTAACGATGAATATGAGCTAAAAACCCAAGAGCTTTTCTTTGGCAATCGAGACAACGCCAAAGAGTGGATCATAAAGAACCAACTTGGGCGCCGGAACCTTTCGCCGGACGATTACAGTCTCCTTGTTGGGATGCTCTTTAATCAGAGGAAGATGACCCAAGGTGGTGACAGAAAATCAAAGGGCCAAAATGGCACTTTGAAAAACACCGCTGAACAAGTCGCCGCAGAAACAGGGGTTTCTCCAAGAACGGTAAAAAGAGCCGGTAAACTCGCCGCAAAAGTTGAGGAAATCCAGCAGGCCGAACCGGAGTTACCGAGGCAGGAAGTCATCACAAAAGCAAAAGAAACCATTGCCGAGGTTGCTCCAAAATCCGAGCCGCCCAAGCGTTCGTTAGATGAATTGCTCGCAGAGCGTTGGAGCAGGTTCATCAAAGACATCCCCGTAACAGACCACACCGCCGTGCGGTTGTGGGTCACAGCAAAACTCAAGGAGGCCGCTCTATGAACTCAAGAGAATTAAAAATCAATGTGGCGAGCACTCTGGTTCGTCTTCGCAATCAGAGTTTCACGCTTCAATCGGCACTCCTTGAATTGATCGACAATTCGATTGATGCCGGGGCCAAGAATGTCCGCATTCGGGAATCTGAAAACGCTTTGTTCATTGAAGACGATGGCAATGGGTTTGAGGATATATTTCGAGCCTTCGACATAGGCGAGAGCCGAAAGGTAGGCCAGATCGGGCGCTACGGCGTGGGCCTCAAGGATGCCTCGGTTAAGTATTCGCGCAAAACAACAATCATGAGCCGAGGCAATGCTGCCTTTTGCGATTGGGATGAGGCAATGGAAACCGGAACCGCAGAAATCGTTCCGGAAAAATGCTCTATTGATAGCACGGTCATTGCTTGGTGGGACTTCCGAACCATATACAAAAACCCAATCCAAACGCAGGAGATTCGGCGCTGCTATGCTCTGGCGCTGGCCCGAAACCTCAACATCGAGGTCAATGGTATGCGGTTGCTGCCATTAGACCCTCCCGTATTCATTGAGAGCATTGATGAGACTTTTGAATATGAAGACAAGCGGGTTCGACTGACGGGCGGGATATTTAATCCGAACGACGAGAACCGAAAGAGCTGGGCGGGATACAATCTTTATTATCAAGGCCGGTTGATTGGGCCTGGAAAAATTATGGATTGCGGGATGGGTGATACCTCCTGCTCCAACTTTTCCTTTGTTGTGGAGTTGGAAGATGCTGACGGGCGGTGGGTATTGGCGACAAACAAGGACTCGGTGGACGGGTCAGAGTTGCTGCTGGATTACATTTTCCACACTTACACCCGGCCGCTTTTGAAAAAAGCCGAGGCTCAAACAATCGATGTCGCATTGCGTGAAGTGATTGAAGCGGTGGAATCGACTTGTTCTGTTCGTGGAAATATCACCCGTGGGCCTCGTGTAAATACGAATACTCGGGGAGAGGTGAAACGCCAAGGGAGACCGAAGCAAAACACCTTCTCCGCAGACGGGGAGGGGCATTACTCCGGCGGGCATTTTGGGAAAATGAATGATGGCGGATTGCGCTTGCAGTTTGTTGAACTTGAAAGCGAAACGCTTGGAGAGGTCGCCTTGCAAAGCAAGTTGCTGGTTAGCCTCAACAAACTGAACCCATTCATTTCGGAAAACATCGCCAACATTGCGGTGATGAAAGCCGTCGCTGTCATCATTTACTCAATGCACAAGTGCGCCCCAAGGGATTTGTTTACAACGCAAACTATTGACCAAGCGCTGCAAATCGCAGGTCAGAACTTAAGCAATTAACCCATGACCCAAGACCTCAGCCTCCGCCTCTCCATTTGTTTAAACGACTGCCCGATCGGGCCGCGCATTCAACGCCTGGAGCCGCTGCCGAACTACCGGCACACCTATTCACTAGCCGAGCAGGCGGAGGCGGAGGCGGACATGGAGTGCGTGCGGAAATACATCGAGCGGAATGCAAACACAATGAAGGGGAAGAAATGACTCAGCTAGACCTATTTGGAACCCTCCCGAACGAACAGCGGCGCCGCTATTGGCGCAAGCGCCTCCGTGATTGGCCGAGGGAGGTTTTGGAATCCCGCCATCACATCCACACCAGCGGGTGGGGTATGGCCGCGCAGGGCGGTTGGTTTGCCGACCTCCTGCACCGCGACGGGGCGATGGGAGAGACGGAATACATCCGGTGGCAGAGCTTTGAGCGCCGGGTGAAACGCTGGGAACAGAACAAACTGATGAAGGAGACAAACTAAATGGCCGGAGAATGGATTAAAGTAGAGAACCACCTGCACGAGAAGGTCGAGGTGGCGGCGATTGCTGACCACACCGGACTGGATCTCGACGCGGTGGTCGGGAAGCTCGTGAAGGTGTGGGCTTGGGCGTCACGGAATTGTTACGCTGACGGCGTAACGGGCGTTACGGCACTGCGCATCATCCGCGAAATCACGCACACGCCGAACTTTGATGAAGCGATGGCAAAATGCGGTTGGTTGATCGTGAAAGGCGACAAAATCGAGTTTGTGAACTTCGATAGGCACAACAGCCAAACATCTAAAGACCGAGCACTTGCGGCCCTGCGAATGGCCAAGAAACGCGGCAACGATGCCGTTACGGAAAAGTTACGGGACAAGCGTAACAAAAATGTAACCAGAGAAGAGAAGATAAATAAGGCGTCTGCCTACGGCAGCACGCCAGCACCCATGGCCCTATGAACGCAATGGAGAAAATCATTCCCATGCCGAAGGCGGCTATCCCTCTCAACGAACCGGCAGAACGGGCAGCGATTTCGTGCCTGATGCAGAATTTCGCCAATCTGGACGCGATGTCATGGCCGGACGACCTGTTTTTTTACGAGAAGCACAAACTGATCCTCGGCACGATCCGCAAGCTCCACGAGGACGGGGTGAAGACGGATTTCATGGCGGTCCTGGCGCAACTCGAGGCCACGGGTCAGCTCGACGCGGCGGGCGGTGCTCACGAACTCAATGACCTCCACGATGTCATGCCCACAGGCGACTCGGGGACGGCGGCATGGCATCGCGGGGCGTTGATGGATGCGCGGCGTTACCGCACGGCGCTGGCCGCAATCCGCAAGGCGGAAGAGGGGTTTCTCCGTCAGGAGGGCGACATCGCTGCCGTGGCGGAGGCGCTCAATGGCGCGGCGGCCATGCAGGAGACGCCCCGCGTGGGCATGAAGCAACTCATCGACGGGTTGATCGCCGACCTGGAGAAGACCGAGCCGGTGGAGACCTTCGGCTCGGGGATCGGCGCGCTGGACCGCGTGGCGCACCTCAAGCGCGGGGAACTCCTGACCGTGGCGGCGCCGACATCGGGCGGCAAGTCGATCATGCTCCTCCAAATGGCGCTCCATGCGTTGAGGGCTGGCAAGCGCGTGGCGGTCTTCTCGCTCGAAATGCCGGCGACTCAGGTGGTCGGGCGGATGCTCTCGGCCATGTGTGGGTTTCCGGTGGGCATCCTTCGCATGAGCAACAGGGAAGGGGAGAAGTCGCAGGGGATGTCGAACAAGTTCACGGCTTACGCTCAGGAGCTGGCGAACTACCCGCTCGAGGTCGAGAGCAACTTGACCGAGTGGGAGGCGATCGATGGGGCGGCGCGGGAACTGGTGGCGAAGGACAAGGCGGACTTGATCGTGGTGGATTACATCCAACTCATCCACCTTCGGGCGCTCGGGTCCAACGAGACCCGCGAGCAGCATGTCTCGGAGGTGTCGAAGCGGCTCAAGTCGCTGGCCCTCCACCTCAATGTCGCGGTGGCGACGGCCTCCCAGCTCAACGACGACAACCCGCCGAAGCTCCGCGAGTCCCGCGCCATCGGTCACCACTCGGACCATGTGTGGTTCGTGGGAGGCCAGCCCGAGGAGCAGTTCTTGACCATCATCAAAAACCGCGACGGCGAGCGAGGCGGGGCCGTGCCGGTCCGAATGAACGGTGCCACGGCGACCTTTTCGGAAAGAATCTCTGACAATCAAACAACTAACAAATGAAACTCTACATAGGAATAGACCCCGGCCTGTCCGGCGGCATCGCATTTATCCCAACCACCGGCCAGCCATGGGCGCACAAAATGCCCGAGACCGACCGAGACCTGATCGACCTCATCAGCGATGCCATTTCGCTGGCGGAGCCTCGGGCGGTGCTGGAATTAGTCCATTCTTCGCCGCAGATGGGCGTCAAATCGGCTTTTACCTTTGGCGAGGGGTATGGGCGCCTTCAAGCGGTTCTGACCGCTCTGCGGGTGCCATACGAGCGAATCCGCCCGCAGGCATGGCAGAAGGCAATGGGGTGTCTCACTAAGGGCGACAAGAATGTGTCGAAGCGCCGGGCGCAGGAGCTTTTCCCAACGATCAAGGTCACGCACGCCACGGCGGACGCGCTGCTCATCGCCGAGTTTAACCGGAGGACGGCCAAGCCATGAGCAAACGCAAAAAGCCGAAATTCGGAGGGCGCGGGAAGATCATCCAGATGACGATGGGCTATCGGGAATTCCGAGAAGCCTGGATCGCCAACATGCTGGAAGAAATGTCCGCCGCCTGCGACCGCTTTTGGAGCAAGACCCCCGAACGACGGAAGATCGAGGCCTCACGCCAACGCTCGGGATTCAACTACGGGAACTCACATGATTAACCACTACCCAACATTCCCAGCCGAGGCCGCCCGGCTGCACAACCTACAACACGCGGATCCGCATTACTGGCCGGATGTCGCCAGCGAGATCGACACCCCAGAAGAAATCCTCGCCGACGAACTCGGCACGACCCCCAAGATCGTGCGCTCCATGCTGGCATGGCTCCGAGAGCATCAGAGCGCCGGGAAGACGCAGGAGCAGGCGGACACGCTGGCTCGGGCGTTTGCCATTGCCATCCCGAAAAAGCGTGAGGGCAGGAAGGACAAGATCGACCTGACGCTCGTGGGCCTGCGGTTCCTCGCTCTGTATTGGCTCCTCAACTCCTCGGGCGAGAGCGTGACCGAGCTGGCCGAGCGAGCCAAAGTCTCGAAGCAGCTTCTCGATTGGCATGCCAACAAACTCGGGCGGGCTCTGAATTTCCACGGCTGGCAACAAAAGGCCAAGGCAGCACGAGCGGCTTACTCCGAAGGCACGCGCCAGCGGTGGGCAGAACTCACCCCAGAAGAACGGCGCCAACGCCGGGCAGGGAAGGGGAAGACCCCAGAACCCAAGCCGATCACCAACAAGCAGGACGCCCTGCGGGTGGCAATGCTTAAACTCCAACAACAACAGAAACAACAACACCATGCAAACGCTTAACCTCATCCTCGCCAACGAGGCATTCACCAAACTCGACCAACTCGAACTCTGGGAGATTCCCCAGGACACCACAAAGGAACAATGGCAGGAGGGGCATCGCCAACTTCTCCTCCTCGGTCAAGTGGTCAAACAACTCCTGCCAAAGTCGGAACGATTCGGCCAGAAGCATTTCGGCGACGATGCGGTCATCGAGGTGGAAGCTCAGTTCATGCTGGACTTTGGCCTTCCGATCCCTGAGGCGTCGAACACCCCACGCCTAGAGGGCGACGAGGCCGTGATCGATATGCTCGAGCGTGGATTTCAAAGGTGGGTGCAACGATCCGGATCGATGGAGCTATGGGATAAAGCCCGACTCGAGCGCGCCCTCCGCATGATCGAACCGCTCGCCGAACAAGCCGCACGGATCCGCCAACTCCTCGCGTGACCTGCCCGACCTGCGGAGCTGCCACCCGAGTCATCGCAACCCGCGACGGATACAGGCGCAGGGTATGCAAGGACGGGCATCGGTTCGTAACCCTTGAACAGGCGCACGAAACAAAATTCCCATGGCCATCCAAACCCAAGCGCAAACCATTAAAGAAGAAAAAGAAACCAAAGCAGGACGACAAATGGATCGAGCGCATCAACGCGAAGCTCGCCGACTCCGAATGAGGGGGGCGGCATGGGAACCCTACCGAAATGGTTCAACCATCGCAGTTTGCCAGTCGCTCGTCAGTTTTCTGTGAGCAGTCCCGAGCCCAGTTCCGCCTATTCGCCATGAAGAAATCAAAACCAACCACCAAGCCGACAACGAC